ATTTTCTGCGCTAATATCTCCTGCCGTCCGTCGTTAACTATTTCAGTAAAAAAGTAATTTGCTTTATATCCGTTCTTTGCTATTTTCCTTGATATTAAAAAAGCCAAAGATTTAGAAGCCCTATCAAATGGCATCTTTTTTTCTTGAGCGAATTTACGTGCTATTCCTTTTTTCTTTACCCAAGGCAGTATCTTGTCTGAAGGTACAGGACCAGCACCACGTCCACCATCAACCCATTTCCAATACTCATTCATTGATACATCCATTTTTAAGTCATCTTTTGGATAGCTTATTTTGTAACGTATTGAAGCTCCTAACCTTGACTCTTGTCCGCCACCATAACTAACACCTTTCTTTTTAAGTGAGTTTCTTAAGTCATTAACTAACTTAACTGCAAAATCTTCGATTATTTTATTTATGCTTTCCAAGTTCAGATTCCCAAGCCTCGATACTGGCTTTGTCTTTTAAATACATTAATCGGTTTAATAATCTCCTTACATTCCACTTCATTAATTGCTCCTCTTTGAATGGGTCGTTTTCCGTTACTATGTTTAAAATATGATACCATCCGTAATGAGTTATTAATTTAGATTTAGTTCTTTCATGTGGTGGTTTATCTTCTCCATCGCCTGTTCCAAATAAATCTGCATACGGGCGCTCAAGATTGTGGACACTTTGGAATAAAAAAAAACAGCCCCATAAACATCGTAACAGCTTTTACGCTTGATTAGTTCCGCCCTTCGGTTTATTTCGTTCATGGATTCATCTTTATAGTTCCCTTCCTCATCTAACTTATCAGTCTTAAATAAAGGTTTGTACATTAAAGATATAATCTTATGTAAGTTCTGTTCGGTTTGTCCGTTGCTAACATAATGCTTTAAAGACAGATACCTGGAACTTGAGAACTTTGAAACGTCTAATAAAGCCTTATAAGGATATCCATTTAACCATATAATTTTCTTAACTGGTAGCTTCGGATTAGGCTGAAACAAAAAAGATATTTGTTTAAAATAGTGTTGAAGTTTCCAAAGTGGTAAAGACTCGTAATGCTTTCGGGACTTATTTGTTAAATAACATAAAAGCCTAATACATTTGTCTACTTGGTCATCTTCGGACTTTAGGATTTTGTGAACTCCTGCCAGTTGTTCTAATTTAATATCCTTGTATGTGCTTGGAATCATATCTATAAATACCTTTAATTTGTTTATTTGTCACATGAAAGTAACTCGGGTTTGGTCAAGCTTATTTAAAGCGAAATATCTTAAAGCGGCTATTGCGTGGTCGTTTATTCCGATAGGTTCTCCGGTTTGGTTTCCGTTCTTATCTTTAGTCCACACGTAACCTCTAAATTCTTTGATTAAGTTAGTTGAATCTTCGGTTATGTTAATCTTATACCTTTGTAGCTTGTCTATTGAATTTCTTATTGAATCCGCTCCTTTTTTAGCTCCGTATATATTCCTAAATCCACCTCTGTAAATATCCTCTATGCTTTTGGGTTCGGCTGAATCCGCTATGATGTCCTTATATTTATCAACCCCTATTTCCCTCATTATTTGTACTATATCGTTATTTGTTAGTCTTGTTTTGTAGATTAACTCTTTAATGTAAAGTTCTGAGTTATACTTATAAACTGATATTAATGCGCTTGGGTCATTAGTAAAACCGAAGTCAAGTCCGTATCCTAATAACTGTGCTTCCGTTGGTATGTTATTAACTATCTCCCAATTCTCGAATATAACACCTTGTAAATTACCTATATTACCAAGTCCATAAACATTCCAAAGATTAGCCCAATAGTTATTCTTTATAGTTCCGTCATCATTATATCCATTCTTTTTATAAAGTAATATCTCAGACCTTTCATTCTCCGATAACAGCTCATTGTCTTGAAAAGTTAGTTGTAAAAAGTCACAGTCATCCCGTCCAATAACATCGACATCAATATAAAACTCCGAATCGGGGTTGTAATCTGCATAAACCTGCCCAGCGCGTGAAGCTACTTGTCTATATGTTTCAAAGTCTATTTTGTTAACCTCATTAAAATAAGCCACATCACTTCTGAGCCCCTTTCCGACATCGGACTTGTCTAAACCTATAAATTTAATAAAAGAGCCATTAGGGAATCTATAAAGCGTTCCGGCTATGAATCTTGACTCATTGTAAATACCTATCTGCCTCATTAGTTTAACAAAGTCCTTAATAACTGTCAAACGCATTTTAGTTAACTCCGATGATAAAATAAGAATCTCACGTCCTGCCTTGCTTGAAGCGTGATTAATTAATAGAATAAGTATGCTTATTGTTTTACCAGCGCCCTGACCACCCCTTATGACTTTAATACGCTTTTTAAGAGCTGCTATCTTGCGTAATGAGGTTGTCTCTTGAATCATCCAAAGGGTCTATGTTTAAAATACTTATTGAAGTATTGGTAGTTGTTTCAGTCTTTTCGGTTAATCCGTTAAGACGTTGTGTTATACTTGCATTGTATTGCCCAACCATACCGCCTGTTATCTGGTCGTCTTTACGTTCGTTTATTATACGTGTACAGACAGTACAATATTCATCATAAGAACCGTTTTGATTGTCAAAATAGTGATTTATTGATACATCATAGTTACTATAACAAAATGCTTCAAATCCGTTTTGAGTTAATGGGCATTCTAAGGGTTCAGGAACCATTAGTCCTGTTTTTACTGAAAGTACATATTTGTATCTCGGGTTTGCTTTTACATGGGTTTTATAAGATAGCCACATTTGATAAAGCTCTTCGGGTGTTTTGATGTATTTATGTTTTGCCATTATCCTTGACCTCTTGAGGGTTTTGTGTTTTTGTCTTTTGGTCCTTTGCTTTTTTTATACCGTCCTATTTTTCGTTTTCCGAAGTTTAACTTATTATTTGATTCTTTTTTCATTTAAATAGTATTCCGATGTTAGGTAGTTCCGATATCACGTCGGGGTTATTGTCGTAGTGTTTATCAATTCCTAATTCTTTAATCTTTTGAACTTTTAACTTATTACTTCCGGTAGCGTATACTCTTGACTCAGGTATATTTAACATTTTAGCGGTACTTAACATTCCTTTTTTATCATTACGGGCTGAGATTATGTATAGGGTTTCTTTTTTAGAGTCCGCTAACATCTTGCCTCTTTGAGTGCTTAACACTCCATCGTAATCAAAACTAATTTTCATTTCTAATCTGTTTTAGTTTTCTACTGGCCCACTCAACGCCTTCATCACCTCCCCAAGCTAACCAAGCTAATCTACCGCATCCATCACCTAATTCTTTTTTAGAGTTTTGTCTATGTCGTTCAAAAGCCGCCATTCTTGAGATAGTATCTTCCGATATCGGCTCACGTTTTGCTAACTGATGGGCACGAGCTTTTCCAGTAGCCTCAAGACAAGTTCCCCATCCATGCTCTTCAGCCCAGCGTAAAGCTATTTTAGCGTTCTCCGTTGCTGCCTGAGGGTAGTCGGTATATGATTCTAACTTAACCTCTTTCCAATAGACATTGCATAATAAATATCTTTGGTCTTGTGAATACTTTTGCATTTCGGAATCAGACATACATCTTTGTAGGTATTCATCCTTGGTTTCCCCTTTGTTTGGTTTTGGCATAAAAAAAGCTCTTATTTGATATTCATCATTCACTCTTTAACATTTCTCTTTGTTTTAAAAGATAGTCCGCTAACCACATGTATTCCTCATTAGTTAGTTTTTGAGGTAGCCTTAACGGTCTACCTGAGCGTTCCTCTTTTAATTGTTCAGCGATAGTATATAACCTATCCGCTATTGAGTCGAGTTTATTTAGTTGTTCAGTCATTCTTTTTTTTCTTTTTAGTTTCATGTGTAGAGTACCAAATTAACATATCCGATATACAATCAGGACATCCGTTAATCTTAAATCCGGTAGTTTCCTCGTAATATGAAATTAAAGGGGCTACAAGTCCGTTACCTACGTTAATCTTTTCTCCGATACTTAACCAAGCATCAAATGTTTGTTTGTGTTGGTTATAGTAATTAAGTGATTCAGTTGAGTTCATTTTTAAATCTGTTTTTAATTATTTCAAATCCTTCTTTATATCTTTTACTTAAAGTATTACGTCCGATACCGGTTTTTCGTTCGATGGAGCGTAAACTTTCATCCTGTGCCTGAAGGGTTATAAGCACGGGTACTAATGTTTCTCGATTTTTTAATATGTCGTTAATTATAAGTGAAGCTTGTTCTATATCGTATTCGCCCTCTGAGTCCGATGGTATGTCCTGAGTTAATTCTAAATTACAAACCTCATTTAATAGTGAACTTTTACGTCCACGCTTTGACCAAAGATACCATATAGTCGCACAACATAAGTTTTTAAGATTATCCCTATCCGAATACTCTTTAACTTTATCAGGCATTTCAACTAACTTTAAATAAAAGTCATTAAATAAGTCATCGTGTAAATACCTACCACGATATAAGTTCCGACAAAAGTCCCTATAAAATCTTTCGTTTTCCACGATATGATTATCTATTAGGGTTTTGATAGCTCAAAATTATAACAATTTAATCAAGTTAGTGTAATTTTATTAGACTGATTATCAATAAGTTACATAAATACATTAAAATTTAACATATTTGTTATACTATTATTTAATATATATATGTACATTTGTTATATGAAAAACGAACAATTAATTAAAAGTTTAAAAAACACACTTACACAAAGTGAGCAAATGTGGATTGAGGAAAAATCACATGCTTATATCATTGGTTATTTCCAAGGATATATTAAAGGTCTTATTAATGAATTATTAGATGAATACAATGACTAACTATTGTTTTTTTAAAAATCATAAGATTTCAGTTGTAAAGCAAAAAGAAGCTTTCGGAGGTCCGATATTCTATTCTAAAGAGTTTAACAAAAACTTTTACACTTTAAAAGAATTGTTTAACTTTATGAATGGGCAAGGGTACTTCCATTTAACTCAAAACACTTTAAACTACATATATGAATAAACCAAAAACAAACTGGTCACTTAATTACTGGCCATCCGAGGAAGTGAGGCACTTACTTTGGGCTGAAGGTCGTGGTAACTTCAGGAAGACAATCGATACCGCATTAAAACTTTATTTTAAACTCAATGGAAAGCTTCGAGATAACCGTTAACGGTCAGGATGTAACTGTGGAATATGAATACACACGTTACTACGATGAATACACTGACTATGAGGATATTAACATTACTTATGTTAATGCTTACACAGAAGAGGGTTCAATCGAAATCGACGAAGATTTAATATTAACTAATATACTAACAAGCTATGAATACAGAGAATATAAAGGACTCGGCAGTTTCTAAAATTTACGAAACAATGGATAAGCTACCTGCGGACTTATTCGTTGAATTTTTGCGGGAAAACAAAGAAACTCTTTTAAAGTTAGAGTCGTACATTATCAGCGAACAAGTAGTTAAAGCACAAATGGAATTAATATCAAATAAAAACAACTAAATATGAAAATAATATCAGCATCAATTAATCTAAACAAAATCAACAAATCTAAATTAGTTAAAGGTAAAGACGGTAACGAATACCTTAACATCTCAATTATCTGTAATGACTCCGAAAACGAGTGGGGTAAAGACGTGAGTATAACAGAAGGGCAAAGTGAACAGGAGCGTAAAGACAAAGTTAAAAAGAACTACTTAGGCAGCGGGAAAACAGTTTATAATTCAGACAAACAATTCTAATGAAAACAATCAACTCTAAATTATTAGCCTTCCAAACAAAGGTTAATGCAATAAAGAAGGATGGTAAAAATCCTCACTTCAAATCCTCTTATGCTACGCTTAATCAAATCCTTAGTGATGTAAAACCTTTATTAAGTGAACTTGGTTTGGTTATTATTCAGCCTATTGATGGGCTTAATGTTAGTACGGTTATTACGGATTCAGAAACTGGGGAGTCCGTTACTTCGACCTTAAGAATACAAGACGGTCTAAATGCTCAGCAAGTAGGGGCGTGTATAACTTATTACCGTCGATTTACTTTGAGTTCGCTTTTATCTTTAGAAATGGAAGATGACGATGCTAATAGCGTAGTAAGTTCAAAGAAAATTAAGCTATCCGATATCACGATGAATAAAATGTTAGATGCTATCGAGAAGGGTCAAAAGAAACAAGTTGAACAGGCATTAGATAAATACGAACTAACCGATACTCAATGGAAAGTAATACAAACCGCTTTTAAGAATAACTAATGGAAAAACTAAAGAAAATATCAATGATATCGGAAACCGATAATACCAAGAATGAAACTTTTTTCTGTGTGTTTATTGAGTATGATTCCGGAGCAGAGTATCGTAAATGGTTCGCACGTCAAACCGAAGCTGAAGCGTTTTACGATTATTATTTAAAAGCAAATGTACCTAATAACTTACTTGTTAATTTAGTTAAGACTCATGACTTTTGATAATCAATTATTCCGATGCTCAACGCTGGGCAAAATAATGACTAATGACAAGTCAGGTAAAAAAATGGGTGAAACATCTAAGTCGTACCTTAAGGAGTTATTCCGAGAAGTGCGCTGGGGTGTACGTAAAGACTTTACCAATAAGTACGTAGAAAAGGGATTAGCGGTTGAAGATACAGCTATTCAATTTTACTCTAATGTTAAAGGTGGGTTCTATTCTAAAAATGAGGAATTTTATTCTAATGAGTTTATTTCGGGCAGTCCCGATATAGTATCCGATAAGATAATCGACATTAAAAGCTCTTGGAATGCACACACATTCCCATTTAAAGACGACCCATTAAATAAAGATTATTTTGCTCAGGTTCAAGGTTATATGTGGCTAACTGGCTTAAAGGAGGCTGTTGTGGCTTTTGTTTTAATTGATACACCACTTCAGTTAATCGAAGATGAGAAAAGGAGAATAAGCTGGAAGATGGGTATGGTATCGGACCAAAACCCTGATTTCTTAAAAGCCTGTGAGGAAATAGAACAGAACCATACTTTTGTACACGTTCCCGAAGTAGAACGAGTAATTGAGTATGAAGTCCGTTACGATGAAGAGTTTATCGAAAGGCTTAAAAACAGAATTTTAGAATGTAGAACTTATTTAAACAATCTTTAAAAACAAAAACATGAATGAAAAATATATAGAGTTTTTAGAAAAAAAAAGACATAATATAGGAGATTATGGATTTAAATCAAATTTTATACCAAATTGTGCTTTTGATTTTCAAAAATATGTTATTGATAAATCAGTTCAAAAAGGTCGTATAGCTAACTTTTTAGATACTGGATTAGGCAAAACATTAATACAATTATCTATAGCTCAAAATATTGTAAACCACACTAATAAAAAAGTTTTGATTTTAACTCCTTTAGCTGTTGGTTTTCAATTTATTAAAGAGGCAGAATCTTTAAAAATTACTGATGATATATATCAGACAAAAAATGGAGAAACAAATGGTAAAAAAATAATTATTTGCAATTATGAGCGATTACATTATTTTAATAGTAAAGACTTTGAATGTGTTATTTTAGATGAAAGTAGTATTTTAAAAAATTTTGACGGAAAAATAAAAAGTCAGATAACATCATTTGTAAAAAAAATACCTTATAGATTTTTAGCTACTGCAACACCAAGTCCAAACGATTTTATAGAATTAGGTACAAGTTCTGAAGCTTTAGGATATATGGGTTATATGGATATGCTTACTAAATTTTTTAAAAACAATCAAAATAGCGTAGATAGTAATAATAGAAATATTGGTGAAAAGTTTTATTTAAAACCACATGCTGAGAAAGATTTTTTTGCTTGGGTTAATCAATGGTCTATTATGTGTAAAATGCCATCAGATTTAGGATTTAGTAATGATGGTTATGAACTACCTAAACTTATCACTAATAAACACGTTGTAAAAAATCAATCGTTAATCGATGTAAACGGACAGATACAAATGTTTACGCCTATTGCGAAAAGTATGCCCGAAATACTTAACGAACAAAAACAAACCATTTATGAAAGATGCAATAAAGCTGTCGAATTAACTGGAAATAAAACTTCTGTTTATTGGGTTAATAGAAATGAAGAAAGCAAATTAATAAAAGAACTAGACTCAGAAGCCATTGAAATATTAGGTAGTATGTCAATAGATAAAAAAGAAGATATTTTGATGAATTTTGCAAATGGTAATATCAAACGTATTATAACAAAAGCTAAAATGACGTCTATGGGTTTGAATTGGCAACACTGTAATCATTCTACTTTTATGCCTACTTGGTCTTATGAGCAATACTATCAAGCTATTAGAAGATTTTGGAGGTTCGGACAAAAAAACGAAGTAGTTATAGACATGGTAATATCAGATGGGCAAACTAGGGTAATTGAAGCATTAGAACAAAAAACAAAAAAAGCAATTGAATTACATAAACAATTAACAAAAAATGTAAATAGCACTTTTATAAACATTAAAAAAGAATTTAACAAAGAAATAATTAAACCTAAATTTTAAAACTATGAGCAAAGTAAAAGACCAATTAATTACAGACCGTTATGCAATCTATAATAGTGATTGTATGTTAGTACTTCCTACTTTAGAAACTGAAAGTATTGATTTATCAGTTTATAGTCCTCCATTTGCCGGATTATATAATTATTCAAGTAGTGAAAATGATTTCAGTAATTGTGAAACTAAAGAACAATTTTTAGAACAATATGATTTTTTAGTAGCTGAAATAGCGAGAGTAACTAAAAGCGGACGTATTACAGCTGTGCATTGTACTGATGTTTTTGATAATACATGCCGTCTATGGGATTTTCCAAATGAAATAATAAGAATACATCAAAAATATGGTTTTGAATATCGTAATCGTATTACTATCTGGAAAGAACCTTTAAAGGTTCGTATGCGAACGATGGTTCAATCTTTAATGCATAAATTTATTGTCGAAGATAGTACAAAGTGTTTTACAGCTATGCCTGATTATGTTTTAATTTTCACTAAAAAAGGTGAAAATAAAGTACCAGTAACACATCCTTATGGATTATTTAATTACGCTGGAGATATTCCTATTTTACCAAATATTTTAAGAGCATGGAATAATGCTAATAATTCAGAATTAAATGAGGTAGAATTATGGGATTATCTTAATTCTAAATTTGAAAACCATAAAGACCCCAAAAGTAATAAATTAAGTCATTACATATGGCAACGTTATGCATCTTCTGTTTGGGATGATATTAGAATTGATAATGTTTTACCATTTAGAGATTCAAAAGAAGATGATGATGAAAAACATGTACATCCTTTACAATTAGATGTTATTGATAGGATAGTTGAATTATATTCAAACCCTGATGAAATTGTTTTAACTCCTTTTATGGGTGTTGGAAGTGAGGTGTTTAGTCCTGTTTCAATGGGTCGTAAAGCTATAGGTATTGAATTAAAAGATAGTTATTTTAAACAAGCTATTTTAAATATGAAACATGTATCTGAAAGGTTTAAAAAAACAATTAAAAATGAATTATTATTTTAATAATTTATGAAAAAAAGGTCTTTAAGTACAGTTAAAAAGGAACTTGATAAAGTATTTAGTGAGTATATCCGAAAGCGTGATGCAGACCTTGACGGATTCATTACTTGTGTATCCTGTAAAAAAAAGGTACACTGGAAGGATTCTAATAATTGTCATTTTGTAGACCGTCAACACATGGCTACAAGATATGATGAAACTAATTGTAATGCCGGATGTGTTCAATGTAATGCTTGGGATAAAGGGTTTCACATCTATGAATATCAAAAGTTCTTAGATAAAAAATACGGTCCAGGTACATCCGATACCCTGATGAGAATGCGCCACTTTACTATTAAGTTTTCAGTTAATGAACTTGAAGAAAAAATTAAACATTATAAACAAATAAATAAAGAAATATGAAACAAACAGCAGTAGAATGGTTACATGAAATAGCTAAACAAAGAGAACCTGATAAATTTGATTGGGAAATAGCTAAACAAATGGAATTTGCTCAACGTATAGAAGATTATAGAAATGGGCATAATGACCGAGAAAATAATATATTTAAACTACCATGAAAACAGAAAACTTAACAAACGGTGACCGAATAAGAATTTGGTTAGAGGATTCAGTAGAGCCTGAAGGTGGTACTTGGTGCTATGGATATGTCCGAGAAGTAGTCGTTAGAAAGTTAATCTTTGTTGAAGATAACTGCAATGAAGATTTTGAAAACGGACTAGATACCTTTAATGGGTATAAAATTGAAAAGATATGATTATTTATACTAACTATT